AAGATGAGAAAAATCGTAATAGAAAGCTCGCAAAAGACTACGCTGCGGCTGGTTGGGGCTGGTGTGGGAGAGAGTGGTCGTGCCTTGAGTCCCTTTGGACCCGTGAGAGCAGGTTTGACAACTACGCAAAGAACCAACGAGGATCAAGTGCTTACGGAATTGCTCAACTCCTTAGAGAGAAAGACAGCAGAGCTGAATTTCAAATCTTACGAGGTCTTAAATATATTGATAAACGCTACGACTCACCTTGTAGAGCCTGGCAATTCTTTCTCAAACACAAGTACTACTAATGAGTAAACTGACAGGAGTATCCCTCTTCGCCGGTGTCGGCGGCTTTGATCTTGCTATGGAACGCAACGGCGTAGAGGTGGTAGCTAATGTTGAGATAGATAAGCAATGCCAAAAGGTATTGGCAAAGCATTTCCCTAAAGCCAAACAGTTTTCCGATATAACAGATGTGAAAGGAAGTGATTTAATTGGAGCAGGATTTGAACCTAGTAGAGGAATTATCACAGGCGGATTTCCCTGTCAAGACCTTAGCGTGGCTGGAAAGAGGGCTGGTCTTGTTGGAGAAAGAAGCGGATTATTCTGGGAAATTGCAAGACTTATTGAAGAAACGAAAACTGAGTGGTTCATCCTTGAAAATGTCCCTGGTCTTCTTACCTCAAACAAAGGAAAAGATTTTGGAGTGGTCATTGGAACGATGGCCGACATCGGGTATAGCCTTGCCTGGCGGGTGCTTGATGCTCAGTACTTCGGAGTTCCCCAAAGGAGAAGACGTGTCTTCATCGTTGGCAGACGTACTGGAGACGGACTCAGTTCAGCAGAAGTATTATTTAAGTCCGAAGGCTTGCGAAGGAATACTACGCAGAGCAAACAGGCGGGGCAAGACACTGCCACCAGCACTGCAAGAAGCTTTGGTCAATCAAGTTTCGCAGGCTACACAGAAGGACCAGCAACCTTAACTGCTACCTCATACAAGAGACCTGAAGATAATGTCGTAGTGGGGAC